CCGGAACTATAAGTATTTATAAATTGTTTAAATCCAGTCTTCTTTTGAGTTGTTGAAGTTCTATGAACGTGACCTATTAAAGTATTGCATATAGTTTTATTAAATAAGTTTTGACTTGGATTAACTCCACCACCTCCGTACAATTCGTGACCGTGTAAAACAAGCAAGTCACCCATTTCCATCCCTTGCCAATCCTCGACCATTGTAATGCCTAACTTGTCTAATCTAAAAAATACATCAAATTGTAAATCGTGCAATTGCGCAAACTCCTCAGCTTGTAATTGCAATGACCTGGCAAATCTATTTTCGTGATTACCAAGTTTATAATAAATTGGAATCGTTCTAAATATGTCCCTAAGCCTTTGTAAAAAATCCCGATTCATATCGATCTCTCTTTTAAAGTCCCTCATATCCTTATCCTTTTCGTGCCTGGATATAGAGTAAAAATCCTGTATGTCTCCGTTTAAATATAAACAATCAATATCTTGCTCCTTTAAATGCTTAATAGCGCAAGTCAAAGCAGTAAGGTCGTGATATGGAAAATGTATGTCAGATAAGATTCCAATCTTTTTTAAGTTAGAGGGTAGATTAGCCGAAACATATTCTTTACCAATACTTGGCTCAATACCAAAATTATCAAGTGTTTCAAGATTATAATTAACGATTACTGGAGGAATGATTTTATTTTGCTCTTGACTTGACCTATCCCTCGAACTTATATTATTTTGAATCATAAACTTTCTTAATGAATCAGGACTTTGAAAGCCATACATTTCGTGAAAGGAATTATAAAAATCAGTTTTAGATAAATTGATTGAAAAAAAATGTTCACGAATTTGAGTGATTTTATTTTCCTTGTTCATATTCTGACATTAAGGTATCGACTAAAAACTCAATATTATTTAAAATCTTCATTTTTAGAACAAAGCCAGCATCGTCAACCTGTTCAATGTTATCCATTACATCCATCATTGTGTCGAGCAAATCTTTGGCTCTTGATGTTTGTTTTTCTACCGGCTCAACTTCAATTTTATACATAAAATATTTTAAAATATAAGTAACCAAGAATTATAAAAGTTTCAAAGATAATAGTAAGAATACACCAGGCTGGTATAATGTTTGTTGTCACAATTTTTTTAGAATTCGTGACATTAGAAGTTTCCTTATTACGATACTTATTTTGATACACGTTTTCGATTGAATCGATATTAACCGTAGCTTGAATATTTCCTCTATAAGACCTGATAATTATCTTGCCTTGAGGAACGGTTATTTTAGAATAGAAAGTCTTTAAAATGCCAATAGAATCACAAGGATTCTCAATGATTAACGTATCATATACCGCATTAAATTTTGTAATTACTTTGTAATCACGAATTGTATCAATACGAATTTTTTCAGATACAATAGTAGTTACCTTAGAAGGCTTACAAGATATAACACTAAAAAGTATAAACAATAATGTTATTTTTTTCATGAGAAATATAATTCAGATTCAGAAAGCCTTCTATTAATTAATCCTTTTAATATTTTTCCATCACTATATTTATACTTTGCAAATTCGTTTGCAATTGATGGATCATTAGGATTAATATTTACTTTTTTAAGTAATGTGCTTGATTTTAAAGCGCCAGCGCCCAAGTTATAGCAAAATGATACCAGTGCATCGAATTGGTTCTGATTAATGTCATCACGGCAAAATGAGTCAACGCTCCTCTCATAATGTTTAATTACATTTAAAAAAATATCGGTTGCTCTTGCTTCGCTAATGGGTGCATCGGTCATTTTAACCTTTGTGCCATCTTCGTAATAAGTGCAACCGATTGAAATCGTTGGGATACCAGCTGGACATAAGTAAGGCTTGAGTTTAACTCCCTCAAACTTCTTTATTAGGCTTAGTCCTTTTTGGCTTATTTGGTTGACTTTCATCTAATTTGGCTCTTAATTCTACATTCTCAGAACGTAGATTGTGGATTTCAGTAGTTAATGAATCAACTTTATCTTTTAAATCAGCAACCTCAGCTTTCAAATCAGTTGCCATTTCCCTCCATATCTTAATTGCTTCTTGCACATTGGTGATTTCCGTACTTTGAACTTCAACACCTTCTTTTTTTCTACCAAATAACCAGGTAACTAATGCGCCAAAAAAACCTGTTATTGCTGGCACTATGATTTCTTCCCAAGTGTACATCATTTTATTAAGATATTGGAGTTATTATTTTTTCTTCTAAACCTAATGTTTCAAGCGCCCACTTAACAATGAATGAATCATCTATACCCCATTGAGCAACTATCGGCTCAGGAATAATTAGATTGCCTTCTTCTATCATTGGATTAAATTGGCTCATCAATTTAAAGTATAAATTTTGCTCAGGATGCTCGAGTGCATAGTTAACCACTTTGATCTCTACCCGGTCGGCTATCTCTCTTAATCCTTTAATTGGCTCAATGAATATAATCATCTTAGTCTTTTATAAATATTTCTAATATCTGCGCTTTAGCCAAAACGGTAAAAGATTCTGATTCTTTTACAAATGATTTTAAAGTCTCTTGGTCTGACTTGTCTAAATCTAAAGGTTCAGCTTTAAATAATTTCTTTGCCCAATCCCAAAACTTTAGCGCATCACCTTTAGAAGATGACGCTAAAGCACCGGCTAACATTTTACCAGCGTTTCCGCCTTCAAAAATTTGCTCATCAAGACCGATAAAATCAAAGTTAAAATCTAATTTCATTTGGTTGTTTTTTAAGTTTACAATTATAAATAGCTATTTAGTAAAATTTTACCAATACAAGTAATTTCCATCTGAATCTACAAGAAATTGGAATGTTGTATTTCTGTACTTAGGCTCATTAAATGTTTTATCTATTCTTGTTATATGGTATGGATTCATATTATCAATATCGGATATTATTAAACGACCATTTTTATATATTTTATAAAAAATAACTATACCGAATAGAAATTGATCAGGTATTGGAAAAGGATTATCTATTGTAAATTGGTATGGATAACTTGGATTTACAAAACCGTCCGTTGTGTCTCTTGTAGGATTTACAACATAAATAGGAGTATAAGCAAAAAATTGTTTATTTATAAATCCCATAGGTTGTGGGTCACTATAATCATCTTGATTATTAATTGAATAAGTATAAGTTAATCCATTAACATCATTAGGTATTCTTCCAAATGGCTCATTAAAAATTGGTAGAAATGAATAATTATTTGACCAAATTATATTTTGTTCAAATGAATTAACAAAAACATTATTAACATAATTTTTAACTAATGTAGTTTGAATTCTTGGAATTGTAATGTTAGTAGAATTAACTATTAAATTATCATTGTATCTTAGCTGTTCATTTTGGCTAACCGTTGACATTTTAAAATATGTAATGGGCAAACTAAAAAATACGTAAAATCCATATTGTCCTATCGGTACGGTTACATTATCTTTTTGATTAAAGACTGCTATATTAAAAGCAGAACCTTGAGAAAATGTAAAATAATCAATATTATAAATAACTTGTATGTCATCAACCACTCTAAAAATAAGAGGTAATTCAAATTCAATTCTAACTTTAGAATTATTTGAACTTGGAAAATTATTTATCGTTAACATATTACCGTGATATACTAAATCTGTTGGTGCTGCGTTTATAAATAAAAAATTTCTTGTTCTAAACGATTGATTATCAGATGACGAACTAAAAGCAAATGAAGGCTCGCCATATACAAAAGTCTCTACCGTATTACTTCTTGCAATATTATTTAGAATATTACCTCCATATGCAAATGCAAAATTTGAATAATTACCAACATTTATGGCTCTAATTAAAAACTTAAATTCTGCAAAATAACCAGGTGGCAATTCAGTTAAAGTTCTAAAAGTAACCGACCTACCTATATAAGTAAAGGTAAAAATATCAGGTTTGCTATTTAAATTAACAAATTCAAAGCCACTTGGCAAATCATCGTACATAACAATTTCTCCCGAAGTTGATGCTCCTAATGTGCGCATTGTAATAACTACCTCCCCTGATTGATTTAAGTTAAATGAACTTGGCATTGTTTTAGACAAAGTCATTTGAGGATAGTCATAAAAACAAGTTCCGTATTCATTGGCTTCGGATTGACCATTAACATTAAGCCAATCATTACAAAGATTAGTAGCGTTAGTATTTGCTTTCGAATCAGCATCTGCCTGGCTAATTTCACTTGTTGCCGTACCGGTAAAGAATGGTGAATAAACTTCTTGATTTGAACCTACCCCGTAATTGCCACAATCATTTTTTTGAAATGTGCGAACCAATCGTTTTGTGACTGAACCGCTAAAAGTTGGCAATCCTCCGACTGTTGTGTTAACCGTGTTTGATGTCTTAGTGATGCTTTCTCCTCCACCTTGAACAATAGCATAATTTGTGTAAGTTGCCTGTATATCAGTTCTTACATAAATAGTAACTACCGCCGAATAACCTACCGGTAAAGTGGATGAATAAGTAGCTGTTACATTTTGCCCCGATACAATTACACTTTCACCCCAGCCTGGAGTATCTCTTTCAAATCTAACATAAGTTAGGCCAGCTGGAATTGTATCGGTTACAAAAATATCTCCCA